TGGAGTCCTTGTAGCGCACCCACAAGTATTCCCAGCCCTTCTTGTCGATGCCGGTGATGGTGCCGATGGTCAGGCCGACCTTGTTCTTGCTGGCCGCGAAGCGGAAGGTGATCTCCCAATCCTCGGTGCCGCGCTGCGAGCCAGACGCCCCCAGGAAGAGCACCTCGCCGATGGCAAAGCCCTTGAACGCCGCAGTGTTCACCTTGCCCGTCAGCCCGAAGAGCGTCTGCTTGTAAGCGGCGGTGACCGTGGCATTCGACAGGTAGTGCGTCTCCGACCAGTTGTAGACGGGGACGACGATGTCGACGCCCTCTACCGTCTGCGAGTCCCCGCTCTGCGAGACGCCGATGGCGCCCTTGCAGTCGGGAGCCGTCCCGGCCGGATACTTGGCGACCGTCGATAGCGACTGCGTGATGTGCTGCGTGCCGCCGCTGGTGTCGAAGGAAAAGGTGCTCTCGCCGGTTTCCTTCGGCTGCCAATCAAAGCGCTGGTAGAGGGCGGAGCCGTCCCAGATCATCGTGCCGGCGGGCAGGCCCGACGCGTCGACGTTCCACACGTTCACTGGCTCGACGTGGTGCGATGCGAGCACGAACGGAATGCCGGCGATCGTCACGGTGGCATCCACGATGGCGGCCAGAGCCTCGAGCGCCTTCGCGTCGAGATCAAGCGCGTTGTCACCGGCCTGGGGCGCCCCGAGGATGACGTAGGTGCGTTCATACGTCTGATTGCGGCCGGTCGTGATCTCGCGCGTGTTCGCGCGTTCAGTGACCGTGAACAGCATCGAAGCTCCTCAACTGAAGGCCAGGCCGGTCGCGCTCTTCAGCGACCGTGTGTTCCTCTCGATCTTGTCGATGCCGGTCGCCATGCGGTCCATCGGGCCGCCTGCCTGCAGGCCGAGCAGCGCCTCCGCGTTGAAGGTGCCTTGGGCAGTGATGCGGTCGGCCTGCGCTGCGACGGTGTCCTGTATCTCGGGCAGCCGCTTCTGCAGTTCCTCCGCACCTGCTCCAAGCCCGGACGGCTTGCCCGCCTCTGCGGCTTCGCGCTTGGCCTTGGCAGCCTGGAGGGCGGCGTTCCGTTCGCGGATGGCGTTCGCCAACTCGTCTTCGGCCGCGCTGATGGCGGCGTTGCGCTGATCCCGAAGCGCCTGGTGCGTGAGGCTGTTCTCCTCCGCGATGTTCGCGAGCGCCTGCTTGTGCTCGTCCTCCCGCCGCTTCATCTTCTCGTCCCATGCCTTGTCGTTGAGCTTCTTCTGCTGGTCGACGCTCTGCGCATAGGCGGCGTGCTGCTTGTCGAGATCGGCCTTCCCCCCGGCCAGTTCTTCAGCGGTCAGACCACCGACTGCCGCGTAGGTGTCGAGCATCCGCTTGGCGATCCAGGTGGTGGCGGCGTCGTGCGTCTTCTTGAACCAGGCGGTGAAGCCGGTCCAGACGCTTCGAAGTACGTCCACCAAGCTGTACCACGCGTCGCCGATCGCGTGCACGCCGATCTCCCAGGCCGCTCGCAAGCCGTCGACCATGTCCGTCACAATGGTGAGCACCTCGTACTTCAGCACCGTCCACAGTTCCTTGAGGAAAGCTGTGCCGCGCGTCCATTCGAGCTTGAGCGTGAGCCACAGTATCTTCGCGGCGAGGGCGATGTCGCCGGCGGCGAGCGCATCCGCGATGCCCTGCCAGGCGGCCTTGGCATCGGATTCCAGGAAGCTGAAGCGCTCGCCAAGCCAAGTGAGGGCCTTGCCGGCAGCGCCGGTCGCGTAGAGGATCACGGCCGCGAGCGCAATGACGCCTGCGATGATCGCCCCGATGGGCGTCGCCAGAGCGGCGATCACTGAGCCGAGGATACTGACAACGGTAGTTGCGGCAGTGGTGGCCGCGCTGACGCCCGCAACCATGCCCGCGAACGATCCCAAGATCGTGCCGACAACGACAAGGACGCCGCCAAGCGCGATCACGACGACGGCGATCTTCGCGATGGTCACGATCAGGCCGGCGTTCTGCGTGACCAGCAGGCCGACCCACCGCGCCCATCGCTTGACCGCCTCCGCCACCCTCTTGATCGGCTCGGCGAGGTCTTGCCCGATGGCGATGAGCACGTCCAGCACCGTCGCCTTCATCTGCGCGAAGGTGTGCGAGAGCGTGGAGGCCATCTTCCGGTAGGCAGCGTCGGTCATCCCGGCGGACTTGGCCATCAGCTTGATGTCGTCGGAGAATCCCTGCAGGTTTTGCAGTGCCGGGATCACGCCGCGAAGTGCGCGGGCATCCGGGAAGAGCTTGGCGATGGCGTCGGGCGGCAGCTTGCTGATCCGGCTGAAGACGCCGGCGAGGCCCTCGGCCTTGATCGTGGCCGAGTTCATCTCGAAGCCCAGGCCGCGCGCTGTCGCGACGGCTTCATCCGAAGGCTTGAGGAACTGCATGATGATGCTGTTGAGGGCGGTGATGGCGTTCTCGGTCTGCACACCGTTGCGGGTGAGAGTGGCGAGCATGGCGCCGACTTCCTCAAGCGGCACGCCGGCACTCGCGGCAGCGGAGATCACCATGCCGATGCTCGGGGCGAGTTCGGCAAAGGTCGTCTTGCCGCGGAGGACCGTCCCGAACAACACGTCCGACACGCGGCCGGCTTCATTTGCCGAGAGACCATAGGCGTTCAGGATCGTGGTGATGGCGTCGGCAGCAGTGCCGGTATCGGTAAGGCCGGCTTTGGCAGCCTTCACTGAGGCCGTCAAGACATCGAGCGCCTTCGAGGGTGCAACTGAGGCGGAGAGGATATCGTAGAGGCCCCTGGCGAGTGCGCCGGTCGACTCGCCGAACTCCATCGCCAGCGAGCGGATGCCGGCCCGGAACCGGTCCATGTGCTCTTCAGGCTTCTCGAGCATCGTGGCGACGTTGGCCATCTGCTCCTCGAAGTCGGCGAAGACCTTCACGCCCGCAACCATCGGTGCGGCGACAGCCGAGCCGACCGCGATGAGCTTCAGGCCCATGTCGCGCACGTGCTTGCCGAAGTCCTTGAGCTGACGCTCGGCGGCACGCAGGCCGGATTTCAGCTTGGTGTTGTCGGCGAAGAGCTCGACGAAAGCGCGTCCGGCGCGGATGGCGGAGGTGCTGGGCATCTCATTGTTCCTTGAGGTCGACGGGGAGAGCGTACCATCCTTCTGGAATGTCCAAGACGCCAGGCGTCGGTTGGCCGTCCTTGTCGACCACCCACACCTTGGCGTTCCTGATTGTCTCGCGGATACGCACCGGCTCGCCGGCAGGAATCAGGATAGTACGGGTGCATCCAGTGCCCAACAGCACCACAAGCAGCAGCGGCCCCCACACCTGCCGCACGCGATCTTCCAGTGCTTTGCGAAGAAGTGGCTGCCGGGCGCCATCCTGAACGACAGGAGTGGCGCCCGACAGAAGCGCGGGGAGCAACGCGCGAACGATGATCTCGATGATGGCCAGCAGAAGCGTCATCTCATTTCGTCTCCGCATACCGCTGGCCGAGTTGCACCGCGTCAAGCTCTGGAGCCTGCGGCGAATCCGATGACTTCATCTGCCCGGACGCGTCAAGCTGGTTGTGCTTGATCTGGATGCCCTCGCTCAAGGCAGCCTTCTCCGCCAGCGTAGCAGGGCGGCCCGCGCGGGCTTCGAAGACCTGCAACACGAACTTGAGGGCGGCATCGAACTTCGCGAGGCCGCGATTCGGCGTTCCGTCGGGCACCAGCGTCTCCGCCGTTCGGATGGCCGAAATGATCGTGCCCTCGTACTGCTGCCACAGGGGCTTGGCGGCGTAGAGGCGGTTGAGCAGGTAGAGCACCACGCTCGCGATGAGCGCGATGCCGGCCGGCGAGTTGATCAGTTCCCACAGCGTCTTCATTTCGATCTCCTTTCAGCGGACCCGGTGAATGCCTTGCGATACTCGCCCATCGTCTCGGGCGTAACCTCGATCACGTGCGGTTGGTGCTTGGCGGCGTAGGGATCGAAGTCGTCGACCCTGAGTCGCCGCCCCTTGCGGAATGGATTGCTGTTGGCGACGATCGTGCAGATGAGCGCGGTCCGCCGCCAGGCGTCGCGGCCGCGTCCCTCGGCCATCCAGAGCAGTTCGCGGAGCGTCAGCGGGCGAGGGTCGATGCCGACCGCCCCGGCAATGGTCCAGACATCGCGCCATCGGTTAGAGCAGTCCGAATGGCCGCTTCGATGTCGTATGCGTCGAGCCGCGCTTCCACGGCCTTCACGGCCGCCTTGATCGCGGCGATCTGCTTCTCCGCCGCCCGAGCCCGATCCGGCCGGGCGAACTGGCGGAAAAAATCGATCCACTCCCCGTAGAAGGCGTCCTGTGCGGCCAGGAGTGCCGTCCCGTTGAACGCGTTGTATACGTCCTTGTCCGTAACCTGGTGTGCCTCGAACTGTCCTTCCAGCAGCGTACAGATGATCTCGGCGAGCAGCAGCTCGTCGGTGCCGAGCCTGGTGAGTAGCGGTGGATCGCCGACTTCTGGTTGCAGCAGATCGATCCCGAGCTTTGCTTTGACCTGCATCACGGAGCCGATCGTCAACGAGATGGTCCACGTGCGGCCGGCCGCGTCAGTGAATGTCTTCATTTGTTCTCCTTACACCGCCTCGGCGCCGTCTTCGATCCATTCTTCCCAGTCCACGAGCTTCGCAGTCACGTCGACCGTCACGCCCTCTTCGAGCGATTCCTTGCGGCTGAAGCCGGTGATGGAGAAGTTGCCGAACGGCCCTTCGCTGCCCGCGGTTGCCAGAGCCCCGGTGAGGGGTGCAAGGCGGACAAGCCCGCCGCTCAGGTAGGCATCGCGGATCGCCTGGAAAGCGGCATCGCTCTGGTTCCAGAGCATCTGGAACTCGACCGTGCACTCGCGGAGCGTGGCGGCAGTCACCCGCCAGCCGCTGTTGCCGCGAGTTGTTACATCCGCCTCGCCGGCCTCGAGGTTCACGGTCACGTCGCGGGTGTTGGCGATCTCCGTGCAGGCGGAGAGCAGGGCGTCCTTCGCCCCGTAGAACAGCTTGGCGTTCATTCCCAGAACATAACTTGGCATGGATTCTCCTCATCTACGGCCGCACGCTGTCACGCCACAGGTGCGGCATTTGCGGTTCCTCTTTCGCGAAAGCCGGCCGCATGAATGGCCGGGCCTTGATGTTGATCTTCTCGTACGTCCTGACCCGTCGCCGCTGGCCGCCGATGGTCTTCCAGTGCAGGTTCCACGTTTCCGATTCGCCGCCATATTCCAGGGCGGGCAGAGCCTTGCGTGCAACCCTGCCGATCAGCTTCTCCGGCCCGATGATCACCGACCGGCGGTTCGGCTCATAGGCGAAGAAGATGAACTGCTTCAGGAGGCCCGTGTGGCTCGACGGCGGATTGCCGGGCTTGCTGGCCTTCTTCCGCTTGCGGATCGACTGCCTGGCCGTCCGCCGCACGAACGCGCCGAACCGCGACAGCACCCGCCGCGTCGCGGCGTCGACATTGTCGATCACCGCCTTGCGGTCGAAGAACATCCTGGCCATCTTGAACCTGACCATGTTCACACCATCACGCGATAGGTGACCGTCAGCACGCTCGTGAACACGCGATCGTCGGCCAGGTGCTCTGCGGCGTAGATCGGATCGTTGGCCGTTCGCACCCAGGCGGCCGGGATGCTACCCAACGGGCGGCGACCCAGGTACGCAGCGATCTGCTCGACCAACTCCACCAGCGGCTCAATCTCGCTTTCCAGTTCCTTGCCCAGCCGCTTCTGGACGCCGATGTCGATCTGCACGTCGTGCTGGCTGTGCGCCCGCGTGGCGCTGGTGATCTCGACGGCCCGCGGCACGACCGTCACCTTCAGGTCCTTCAGTTCCGACAGCTCGAACTGCGGGAGCACCCGCCGCTGCGGCGTGAACGGCTGATTGAACGTCCCAGCCGGCGCACCTGCCAGTTCCATTACCACGGCGTCGGCGACATCGATGGTGACTGACATCAGCCCAGTTCCTTCTCAAGAGTCTCGAGTTCGCGCTTGATCGCCGATGCCTCGGCAAGCTGATCGTCGATGCGGGCCTGCGCAGCCGAGAGCAACTCCTGTGCGTCCAGCCCCGCGCGCAGGGCGGGCAGGCGCCGCGCGATCTGATCGTCCAGCGCCGCGATCTGCTCCTGGACCGCCCTCCGCTCCAACAGCGTCCGGCCATTGACGACCACCATCTTCACGCCGTCCACGACGGCCATCCGGAACGTCGGTCTCATACGCGCGTCCTTTCCTATTCGACCTTGATCTTGTGAGTCGCCGGGTTGTGCACGTCCGACAGGATGGCGTGGATAGCATCCAGCTTGTCGTAGATCGTCTTCAGCCACGGCTCATACAACGAGTAGTTGTAGAGGCCAGAGGTGACATCGTACCGCAGCATCTCAAGGCGCGGCGTGCCGTAAGAGTCCAGCGAGCCATAGATGCCCGTCAGAAGCGTGTCGAGATCGGCCAGCGTCTTCCTGGCCGCACCCGCCCCCGTGATGGCCTCGATATCCGCCGTCGACACGTCGACCATCAGCCTGCCGGCGTCGAAGAGATCATCGGGGAGATCGACCTTGAGCCTGTCCGCGTCAAGCAACTCGTCCGGAAGGACAATGCTCAGCCGGCC